AAGTGATCTTATAATTAATCTTACTTGTTCTGCTTCTTGTTCATTACGAGGCATCATTTTGTATGAAAATTTAAAGTTTCTTAATGTAGGACCATTGAAGAGTAATTCCATGTTTGGATTAAAAACTTCTCCATTTTCTCTTGCCATCAATTGATCAACAGTAATATTTCCACCTAACATTCCCACTGCTTGTGTTGTTAGTTGTTTTTTCAAAAGATCACCAGCTTTCCCTGCACCACCAACTCCTGCAACAAACGAATCTTTTGCTTTTGCCACAGCATCTGTTACATCATCTCCAAAAGGTTTTAATCCTTTCGTAAAGTCAGCGTCCATTAGATCTCTAATACCAGTTGCTGCAGTTGCCTGTAAATTTCCTAACTTACTGCTACCATAATCAACCGAGTTTCCATCTTGCACTGCATTAGGAACTGGTAATATTATAGTTCCGTTGTTTAGTAGTGCTTTTGTTGCTAATCCTCTTGGTCTTGTGCTACCTACAACTTTACTTCCTTGTATTCTACGATTTCCTGATGATGGGTTTGAAATTAAACTACCACTTGATTGTTTAACTGACTTATATTCTACAATATCAATCTGTAAATAATCAGTATGTGCTGTGAGTGCTTGATATGGATATCTTAAAACACCACCTCTTGATGGTCTTTGTGATTTTTTTGGAAAACTATAATTCTCTCTTCTTTTTTTAGATTCTTCTTCATTACGCACAGATTCCTTATACTCTTCTGAAGCATAATACAATTCTTGTTGTTTGTAAGTGGAATCAAGTCCTGCTGGTAACATATCCTTTTTTAACTATTTATACGTATTTTCCCAAAAGGTAGAGTTTGTAAATCTCTTATCTCATTTGGATATACTTTATGTAGACTTCCTACCACTTCTTGAAAGGTATATTGTCGTGTTTGACCCCAATGAAAATTGATTCCACTGAAACCCCATGAGAATATATTTGTAACAGCAACAAATGGGTGTGCATCATAACGAACACTGGATGTTTTTGGTTGATATACAAAAGTGTAGTAATTACCAACACTTGGAGTTGATTCGGTTTCACTTAATACATCAAGAATTTCAACCATCAACACATCAGGATCTTCAATACCTATTAATTCATTTAATACTGGACTGATTCGACTCATTTGATTCCAAGTTCGTTTTCTGTCAAGACTTTAAACTCCCACAATCTGTCTTTACAAAATTCTCTTGCTGCCTTCCATTTTGCTTGGTTGCGAGCATACTCATAAACTTCATAGATATATCCTTTTGTCTTCCTCTTTTTAACTTGAGGTTCAACTGTTTGTTTAAATGGTTTCACTTCAATCAAGTATTTTTTGATCTGACCAGTTGATTCTCTGACTTTGATGTAGAAATCTGGAAAGTATCTATGAATCTTATTATCAACAGGAGAACGGTATGGTAGTGCAATTTCTTCACTTCCCCACTCCAATACATTCGTATTCTTATCACAGTAGACCATGAATTTCTTCTCCCACAATGACCTATAAATGATGTTTGTGGGGTCTCCTTTATACTTTTTGATGAAGGTTGGTCTAAACTTACCTTTATATGACATAAATAGAAATAATATAGAAAGTCTTAATAGGTATTTAGAGTGGCAAAACCTATAGTTAGAAACATAAACATGTTTGATGCAAAGGGGGTACTTACACCTCTTGCACAGTCAAATTATTATCAAGTTAGTTTCTCTTCACTTAAACCAGCAGTTACAAATCATCTTACGTTCATGGGAATTGGTAATGTAAGAGATTTTATATCAAGAAAGAGTGGTATATTATGCAGCGAAGCATCATTACCAGCATCTGCTTTTACCACAGGAGAGGTAAAGGGAGATTTCATGGGAGTTCCACAGGAGTTTGCACATACAAGAATCTATACTGATATTGATTTTACGTTTTATATTGATGAAAACTACACTAACTTGAGAATATTTGAAGGTTGGATGGATTATATCTCTAGTGGTGCTAATGTAAGTCAGGGTCAGAAGGGATTTTATCGAAGAGTACAGTATCCAGATTCATATAAATGTGATACAATGTATATAACTAAATTTGAAAAGAACTATAGAAGGAGATTAGATTATCAATTTATCAATGCATTTCCAAAATCGATAACCTCAATCCCTGTTTCTTATGGTTCTGCTGAAGTTCTGAAAGTTACTGTTAGTTTTAATTATGACAGATATATCATGAACGTAGGCCGTATAAATAACTAAACTGAATTGTATCAGACATTATGCCTTTACCTAAAATTAATACGCCAACTTATGAGTTGGTATTACCTTCAACTGGTAAAAAAATAAAGTATCGCCCATTTCTTGTAAGAGAAGAGAAAATTCTGATTATGGCACTTGAATCGGAAGATATGAAACAAATTACGGATGCGATTGTAGAAATATTAGATGCCTGTATTCTTACAAGGGGAGTCAAGTTAAGTAATTTGTCAACTTTTGATATGGAATATCTGTTCCTTAACGTGCGTGGTAAGTCGGTTGGAGAGACTATTGAAGTTAATTTACTATGCCCTGACGATGAGAAAACTCAAGTCACTACCATGATTGACATTGACACAATTAAAATAAAGAAAGATAAATCACACAAGAATATAGTCAAACTTGATGATCAACTTTCAATGAAGATGAAATATCCATCAATTAATCAGTTTATTGAAAATAACTTTGAAACATCAGAAGATACAGCGAGTTCTGATATATCAACGACTATGGAAATGATAACTTCTTGTATTGACATGATATATAATGCAGAGGAGAGTTGGAGTTCTAAAGATTCTACAAAAGAAGAGTTATCTGAATTTGTTGAGTCATTAAATACTAAACAATTTAAAGATGTTGAAGAGTTTTTTAGAACTATGCCTAAACTTTCACATACAGTGAAGGTTACAAACCCACACACCAAAGTTGAATCTGATGTCGTATTGGAGGGACTAGCTGCTTTTTTCAGCTAGGTATGTCTCATACGAATCTGGAGTCATACTACAAAATTAATTTTGCCTTGATTCAGCATCATAAATACTCTTTAACGGAGATTGAAAATATGATTCCGTGGGAGCGTGAGATTTATGTTTCGTTATTACAGCAGTATATCGAAGAGGAAAACTTAAAGGCACAACAGAGTGGAAACTACTAATCTAAAACTTAATGTAACTAACCTTAAGTCCATTTTTCCTAGTGGTAATGGTAGTAGTTCTATCATGGGAAAAAGTGGTAGTAGATTTATTCCAAGACCTTCAGGTAGAGGTGGAACTATTATACCACCAGAAGGTATAAAGAGAAGAAAAAGAAGAATTGATGCAAAATCATTTGGACAGGTTAAAGCAGAGATTGATTTAAAGGAAGAACAAAAGAGATTTAAAAATATATTTAAAACTATAGGAGCTCTTAAGAAGAGAATCGAAACGAACGAATTAAATATAGTAAAATTAAAGATTGGAGCTGGATCAGGAACTGATGTTGATGAAACTAATGCTGCAATATATGATATTGGAACTATATTGGCGAATGATTATCGATCTAGAATTGCAGCAGGTAAGGAAGAAAATGAAAATCTTCGATCAAAACTAGAGAAGGGAGAACGTGAAGGTGAAGAGAAGAAATTAGTAGGTAAAAGAAAGAGTCTATTCTCTGGTATCAAAGAAAGCACACAAAAATTAGTTGCACCAGCAGTTGGATTATTTGATAAGATAAAGAATTTTTTACTTACAATATTTGCTGGACAGTTAGTAACTGGTGCTTTTAGTTGGTTATCAGACGAAGCAAATCGTAAAAAATTAGAAAAAATATTTGATTGGGTAGTTAATAATTTCAAATGGTTAGTTGGTGGAGTTGTTCTTGTTGGTGTAGGATTGGCGATCCAAAAGATAATGAAGATAGTCAAAGCACTTCGTGGAGCAATTAAATTTATAAAGAGAGCATTTAAATTAGCAAAATCTATACTTAAATTAGGTCCTAAATTGGCAAAGGCAGCAGGAAAGATAATTGCAACAGGTGCTAAAACAACTGTTAAAGCTGCAAAAATTACAGCAAAGGCAGGTAAGACAGTAGGTAAAAAAATAATAGCAACAACAGGTAAGAAGATCGCTGCCAAGACTATAACAAAAACTGCAGGTAAGGCAGGTGCTAAATCACTTCTCAAGAAAATACCATTTGTAGGTCTTGGTCTGGGTGCTGTATTTGCGATTGATAGAATGAGAAAAGGT